GTGCCTTCAAATCTATAATAACGAGCTAATTTAAGAGAAGTATCATAATTACCATTATTTTCTGTAAGATCAAATGGTACTCCTGAATTATATATAGCTGCTACAGCGTCTGCATCTAAAGCAACACCAAATATACCAACTTCATCTATTTGCCCAGTCATATGTTGACCTACAGTACCATTAGTATTTTTTGCTCCAATAGCAAGCCCTCGTGCGACCCCACTAGTACTTACTTCAGTAGCTTCAAAATAGTTTTTCGTCTGCGTAGCAGCAGATGCTAATAACGATCCATTTATATATATATTATGTGTACCGTTAGTGGAGTTGTCTGGTCCTTTTATTACTGTATATGCTACATGTATCCAGGCGTTTGGAGTGTTTGTTGCAGTTGGGTTAACAGAAGTTATAGTACTCCAATTTTGATTACTTGATTTACCAGTAGCTTGAAAAGCATCAAGTGCACCAAAGTATAAATAGTTTACTTCGAACCTTCCCGCAACACTACTACCTGTATCGTCATATCCAAACAAATGAAAACTAGCATTATAAGGAGCTCTTATCCACATAGAAACACTAAAATTACCACGTATCAAAGTTTGTAAAGCTGCTGCAGTATAATTTGTTTCTACATAATCACCTGTACCATCAAGGTCAATTGATTGTGCGTTTGTGTACCCTGCTCCTGCTACGGGTACATAACTTAATTTTCCTGCTCCAAGTCCTAATCCTAACATTACGATCCTGCTACTGCTACTGTTACTCCACGTTTTGCATAACCTACTGCAGTTCCACTATCTAGTTCAACAACTCCAAAATTACCATAAATAGTAACGCCTGCAGGAATTGTTAAAGTTCCTGATAAATTTTGCATTGACCCTGAATCATCACTTTCTACAATGTTAGTGTCACCTTCACTTGCATCAATTACAGTTTCTGTTAAAGCTGTAATTGCATAAAAAGGTCCTGTAAAAGCTTTTGTTCCTGTAAGGTACACTGTATTGTGAGGTGCAATCATATCCTCGTGAGCTTTTGTTAACTTATCTAACAATCTATCGGTTGTTGTATTTAATCCCATTTTAATTATTGTTTATCTTGTTGTCGATCATTGGTGGTATCATTAATACCCCCAACTAAAAGTGCCAGTTCTCCTGCAGCCATCCCTGCAGTAATTGTGCTAACCATATCCATTGGCAATGGAAATGGGGATTGGTCGTCATAACATTCTCCGTCTTTACATGTAGAAAAGTTTGCTACATCTTCTGGATCTTCAAATACACCACGAACATTTATAGCTTCTAATCCTTTAGGATTGTATACGTAAATATAGTCATCAATAATATAATATTTACTGTGCCCAGAAGTAAATTTATCGTAAGGTAAAAGTTCTATCTCGTAAGACTCTACTTTAGGTATTGTACCTGTACCGTTAGGCTTACCAATAAAAGTAAAAGCATCAGTAAAATTAAACCTTACGGTTTTAGGTGGTTTTTCTTTTGTTCGATATACTGGACAATTTTGAGGAAGATTACAGCATCTACTTGCGTCTACTTGTTCTAATTCAAGACATCCTAAATCTTGTTCTAAATGATTAGAGACATAGCCATTTCTAGCATAGTCTCTACGTATAAACATAGCACGATAATGTTTAATGTTAAACTTAATCTGTTCCACAGATATAAGTTCATCATTACTAGATCTTCCTCCCCTTAGTAGGTTTAGAATGTTATATGCAATTTCATCTAGGGTCATCTATTTTTTCTTTTTCAATCGCAAGAACTAACTCGGCACATTTTTCGTACTCTTCGTTATCTTCGAAGTATCTGATTATGTCATCAACTATTAACTTAAACGTGTCTGGTTTGGAAGGATCAAAGGGCAAAAAGATCATGTCCGGACTTTTGTTTAAAAGTTCACGTACAGATAATTTGCCCGTAGCGATAGCATATGCATTTCTGTATGCTTCGTCTAAGATTTCTATTTCTTCTTCTACTGAAGAAGTGTAGTCTTCATCATCTATGTCGTCAAACTCTAACATTTGTTTGTAAATATCCTTCAAGTCCTCTTTGCTTATTCCATATATATGCCTGCCCTGTTCGTTTAGCCTCATACCCCATCTGCTTGTGCCATTCATCGTTAGGACAAATAGATGGTAAGAACCTAACCTTGATACCTCTGTACTCATTCACCATTTCTTTATGAAGATGCCCACAGTGTACTTCTCGGCTTGTAGTACGTGCAAACATTTCGGGTTCTTCAGTAGCCATAATTAATGGCATATCAGCAGGTTTCTCCTTGTCACCATGGGTAAACATTAACATGTTATTCCCATACTCATAGTACTTTCTAGAGTTAGAAGTATTATCAACTGTGACATTAGTATCATTCCTAAACCAACCAGAGATTACATCTCCAGCATAAAACATTCGTTCAAAATCATGATTACCTGAAATCACAATAACATGAACGGGGGCAATTTCTTTTAAGTAGTTGATCGCTATAACCATAAGATTCCAGTAACCTGTAAAGGTTGCTTTCCACCCAGCATTATCTTGCTGTGGAGTTCCTTTAGTTGTAGCCATACGCATGCCCTCTGAATTCATTCCATCATTACCGATAGGTAGAATAAACTTTTCAATGTTTAGACCTTCAGCTTTACGAACTAGATCTACTACAGCATCCATAAATTGATCTTCAACTTCATCTAAAGTATAATTATGCAATTTGCCATAGTGGATGTCTGGTAATGATATTTCGTACGCTACAGGATCTATATTAATTTTAGCTTCGTATTCTTTTACCGTAGGTGAAAAACTTAAAGCAAAATCTTCAATCTCCTTTTTAAACTCATCCATAGTTTTGGATTCGTTCTTTGTAACTACTGAGAATCTTTGTTTACCTGACACTGTTTGCCAGAACTTAACGCTTGAAACGTCTGTAGGATTGATACCATTTTTATCAAGGAACTCTTGGAACTCGTTAATAACACTGTCGTTGTTGTTGGCATTGTCATCAGGCTGTTCCTTAGCCGTTCGTCTCATTTCATAGAGTGCTGTTTCACAAAGTTCAATATCACACTCTAATCGCCCGGAAAGCACCTCTGCGCTCTTTTTTAAATATCCGGGCTTACTTTCTAAAAAACTCTTTATTTCACTAATCGTCATGTGTTTGGTTTGAGATTATTTTTTTGATTTCTTTTCTATAGTTCTACCTGCAAAGTAAGCACCAAATGCTGTAAGCATTAGAAGCTCTAGTAAAGACACATAAGAGTTCTTTACATTAAAGGGTACGTTGTCCATACTGTCTATAAACATAGTCACCATAAACATCCCCATAAGGCATATAAGCGTAACAGGACGTATAAGTTTAGCTAGCTTTACATCGCTGCCCATGTCTGCTTTCCAACGCTCTGTAACGTTTTCTTGAAATTTTATTTCAGCATCTATTTTAGCTTGAGCCTCTACAGGATCAATACTGTCATCTTTACTAATTAGATTTTTAACTACACCTAAACCCCCAGAATCAGGAAGAAGATCTCCCACAACATCTAATATATTAGGTGCTTTGTCTTTAAGCCAGTTCCCTAGCTTTGTGTCTTTAATCTTCTTCTTGCCCATTATGTAGTTTCTTTAACTGCAAAGTATTCTACCTTAACTCCATTAGAAGCATCATTTGAGTAAACGTTAATGTCTATACTTTCACTGTTTACGTACCAAGGAAACATAGTATACGCTCCTGGCTTAAGTTTAAATGCTACCTGACTACCTATTTTTAAATAGATATACTTGTTAGCTGTTGTTGTTGTATTTTTTACAAATACAAAAACTGTTTCTTCGCCCGTAGAATGATAATCTGAAGCATCTAATAATATCGCAGGAGCACCTGATGCTACTTTAATTGTTTTTATCCTTCTGTCTGCATCTGTGCCTACGGCAGTTACTTTATCATGTCGAGCACTTAAAGCATTTGAAAATAAGTTCTTAGATCTAACACTAAGTCTAGTAATTATTGAAGCCATTATTCTATTATTTTGATGAGCTTCTCAATATGCTCACCAGTAATTTCCTCGGGAAGCTGAGCTTCTTTAATGATATGCAGATATACTTCTGCAGAGTCATCAAGCATATCTTCAACAGCTGCAAGTTGTGCTTTTCTCTCATCAATAATATCTTTATTATTAGCTTCCAAAGCAGTCATTGCGTCTTTGTCTTCTTTCTCTGCAAGTTCTTGCATCTTCATAGATATTTCCTGAAAAGGAAAAGGTGGCTGTGCAGCCGTTTCAATAGGTTCGAGAACATGTCTCAACTCTTTAAGGTTTTTACCAACGAGTACGGCAAAGCGTGCTCCTTTGATTGTTTTTACGGCCTCGAGTCCACGGAATAGATCGAGGAATTCACGGTTGGTTGCTTCGACTTTAGTCATCATAATTTATTTTAAGGTTTGTCAAATATACGAATTATACGGAGTTATTAATAATTAAGAAGTGAATTTTACTTGCAGTAGCTGAAGTAGCCCCAGTTGCTGCAGGATTAAACACTGAAATTTTAAAGCTTCCACCAGCTATTGTATGTGTGCATGCAGTAAGCTGTGCATTGTTAGTTGTGTTCTCATCCTGCACTGTTAAAATAATAACTGAGTCTGCTTGTACAGTGCTATTAGTAACAGTAAATTCTGCATTCGTTGCAGCATTAAGTGCGGCAGCAGCTAATTGTATTACACCAGAAGTAGCATTAATAGTTACACCTGTAGTGTGATTAGTTGCTTGAGTAATTGTTCCTGACCCTGTATGCACTAACCCGTCTGTAGCAGCTGTTATAATAGCGTGTCCCCCAAATGTAGTGTTTTGAACATTATCTACAGTGATGGCTGTAACACCCCCTGTTGTAATCAAAACTGATCCGTCTGTACCAGAACCTGCTTTAAGTCCACCATTTAAATGTAAGGGTCCACCATTACCATTAGTATCTCCATTACCAGCTGAAAGTTCAGTTCTACCACCTGTATTTCCAGTTCCTGAAGCGTTCGCTCCTGAGATAGTTAGATTAGGTGATGTTCCTGAAGTACAAGGTTTCATAGTTAACCCTACAGTAGAACTTCCTGTTATATTTCCAAGGGATATACTTCCATTAACATTAAGAGACGAAGTAAAGTATGATGAAGGAGTTGATTCTCCTATAAATACTTTACCTGCTGAATCAATATTAATACCTTCATGTGTACCATCTCCACTTAACCATCCTGTACCTAGATCAATATCATAATTGTTCATATCTAGGTCAGCAGCAATAGTTCCAATTGTTGATGCAATACTAATTCTTCCGTCTGAATTTGTAACAGTAACATTTGTTCCCCCTGTAAGAGTAGCTACTGCCGGTCCGGATGAGCCCCCAATAAGAAGTTGCCCATTTGTAGACATTGCTACAGCAGCAAGTGTATCAGTCCCTGAATCTTGTGTTATGATTACAGACTTGTCTGCAAATGCAGTAGCTCCAGTACCTCCATTTGCTACTCCCAATGTCCCAGTTACGTGTGTGGCACTACTGAGTGTAACTTGTGAAAGAAAGGCTGAGGTGGCATTATTACAAGCATTAAGATCTAAAACAGATTGATTAAAGTCTAATACTATATTTCCTTTAGTAGCATCTCCTGGTAACGTTTCATTTTTAATTTCTAAAACAGTATCATTAGAACGAATACCTTTAAATATAAGTGTATTCTTATCACTGCCTGTAATACTACTACCAAATCCCCCACCTACAAATAAAGGGGTAGTTGAGGATACTCCTAGGGCACTTCCTAAAATTTTACTGCCGGAGGTAGTAGCTCCATTTTGGAGCATAGGAAATATATCATCAATAGGAAACTGACTTGCTTTGTTAGTATCTGTATTTTGTACTATGAGCACTTCATTTGTAGTAGCGCTACTTTTAGTTTTTTTGCTTAAATCTTTAGCTCTTAGTGCCATTTTAAAAAAGTTTTATTTCGTTACCGTTTTCGTCAACGAGTCCTGAAGGACTTGAATCTTTCTGTATGTCTCTTTTTGCAGATGTATCTGCGTCTGCATCTTCTGCTACTTTGTATACTGAACATTGTTCGCAGAACTTAGCCATAAATTCATACAGTTTTGTTATATATGCAGGTTCTCCTGGGTTATTAGAACTCTTACCTCTAACTGTTTTACAAGGAGTCCACTTAGAGACTTTTGTATTTGAGATTGCTGTTCGAGGGGGAACATCTCCTGATCCGATAGCAGCTGTAGAAGTATAAAATCGTCTTTTTAATTGACCTGCTTCGTATCTTATTACTGCTACTGTAACACCTTTACCATATGTACTAGTAGGTGTCCATACCTCAAATCCTCCAGACTTCCATCTCTCGTTACAAGAGGGCTTCTTAATACCTTTTGCAATTGCTTTTGGATCTTCAGTGTCGTCACAATTAGCCATACAAGGCTCATTGATTGCATTGTTAAATAAGTAATTAATTAACTCTAGCTTTATAAGATCTGTGCGATCCATCTTAACTCCTGATCTTAGCTTAAATAAAAGTTTACTTCCTTCATTTGCAGAACATGTCATTGCTGCTAGTCTTACGTCTTCAAAGGTAGTATAGTTACCTAGTCCTGTAGGGGTACAGTATACGTCTTCAATGATAGGATCATCTATAATAACAACATCATCATCGTCTCCACCGTCGTCACCTTCTGGGCAGTTTCCAAGAATAACACATTCTGCTTCTGGGGGACCTCCACAATCTCCATTAGGACATGGGTCTACTGGAGGCTCTAAACAGTCAGGATTAGTTGGATCTGGACATTCAGGTTGTACACAATCTGGTAGTATATTACCATTAACGTCTTCACATTCGTCAGGTCCTGGATCATCTATACATTCTTCATCACTGGGGTCGCAACAGTACTCACATCTACTTTGTAAACATACATCTACTGTTGGATCATAGTTACATGCTAATGGGTCACAACATCCTTCTGTAGTATCGTTAAACTCATCACAATTTCTAAATCCAGGTAATCCTGAAGCTTCTGCAGTATCACAGTCTTCACATCCTTCAGCATTTTCATTTTGATCACATTCAGACTGATCACTATAATCGCAAATACCTGTATCAAATGTTGCAGTAGGATCGTAATTAGTTGCATTTTCATCTGTACACCCACCTATTTGATCGCCGCAATCTTCTGGGTTTGTTTGATCATTACATGGAGTTGGGCAATCTGTAAAATTAAAGGTACTACCAACAGTTGCAAAAGAAATAGAATCAAAGTTTGCTACTAATACACTTGTGCAGTCTGTGTCTTGTACCATGGCAAAAGAAGGTATAAGCATTACTGCATAATACCCTGCATCTAATATAGTTCCTGTTGTAAGAAGCGGTTGTCCTGCAGCGTCAAATCCTAAGAAACCCCCAATATTAACACCAGCATTAGTTGTAACAAAAATTGTTTCTGTTCTTGTGGTATCTGTTATCTGTTCGTTTTGATTGCTGCTGAACAAATCTAAAAGATTTGTTACTGCTGCTCCTGCGTTACCATTAATTACTTGACAGTAGCCCATTACAAACGTACCTGCTATTGTTGCATCCTCTCCTCCTCCTGTTATATCATTTATGAAGGTATCTACAGTAATAGATCCTACTCCTGTATCTACAAGTACAGTTGTAGTTGTATTCGTATCTTCATCTAGTGTTTCTACTACACAATCAATAACTGTATTTACTGTGCTAATTTGAGTAATTTTACCTGAAAGGTATACATCATCACAATCTACATACTCACAAGTTCCATCATCTACCTCAGCATCTGCATTATAATTTGTTGCGTCAGGATCCGTACATCCTACTACTAGGGGTGGACAATCCGTTCCGTCGCCCAAGCCTACTGTAACAGTAGGTAGTGATATCATAGGACATGGTACAGGCTCACCTGAATAGTAATCTTCTTGGAAAGAAAATGCACTTAATTGATTTATAACTACAGTATATAGACCAGCAGTTAAATTAGTAAATACTAAATTTAATTGTCCAGAAGATGCAGGGTTAAATCCTACAGCAGCATAATCGTCATAGGATTGAAAACTGTAATACATTCCTTCTTCAGCAACAGGCGTTGTTCCGTCCCATGAACCTTCAATTAGCCACATTTCAAATTGGAATAACTCATCCCCAAATACAAATGCATACTGATCTGCGTTGTCCGCTCCAGTATAAGCTCCAAATACGTCTACTGTTAATGTTCCTACAAATGTTTGATTTCCGGTTCCATCATTAAGAGGAATACAATCTGAAGTAGCAGTTTGAGTACAAGCATCAATAAAGTTTTCACAGTTAAAAGGATCTGGAACGGGTAAGCAGTATCCAGCAGATTCTGCATCAGAATTTCTTTTTATTCTACTTCCAGCACCTGATACACATTGATCAAAGATATTGTATCCTGCTGGAAATGTACTTGTTCCGCTCCATACATAATCAGTAATTAAATCTCCTATGTAATTAGGGGAATCTGGAAGATCACAACCACAAAAAGTAACCCAGAAATTATATGGAACTCTTAATTGAATATTACATGATAATTCGTCAGCAGTAGCGGCATCAATATACCCGTTAAACAAAAGACCTATGTCAATATTTAATACAACTAAGTATTGTTTACCAGGAGCAAGAAACGTTTGACCAAATCCATCTGTGAGAGGCGATAACAATTGTGTTGTGGATTCTCCATCTATTGTTTGAGTAACGTTCAATCCATTAAAATAACTTGCTTCAAGTGTAGCATTACCTGCAACAGCGGGGCCACCAACCCCAATTGTAACTGAACTATCATAAGAAGCAAATCTAGCTTGTAGTGGGTTTGTAGATTGGTTAGTCATGCTTCCTATAGAAACAGTACTAGCTCCATCTGTTAAATAACTTGCTTCAAAGTCATCTTGTGTATAAAGTGTTGCGTAATCACTATTCTCTCCATTCCACTTTTCTATATCGTAGAAAGATAAAGTAAATATATTAGTAGCATCTGCTCCAGCTTGCTCTATTAAAGTAGTAAGCAAAGATTCTAAATTATCATTTGGATAGTTAGCAGATTGGTAAGGAGCAAAATCAAATTCAAATCTAAAATTTGTATATATGTTAGCCTCCTCCCCAAAATCATCTCCGTAGGGAACAGCTACAGATCCATCAGCTGCTACTGCAGCATTAAGTCCATAGCCCCAGTAATTATGAGCGTTACCTATTTGTCCTTGGTACCACTCTATTTGAGATATAAAACTGGATAATCCAAATGGTATGTTTGAACCAGTAATTGGAGCTTGTGGGAATATTTGAATATTAGAAATACCTGAGCTAAGAAACTCTCCATATGCGCTATTTAATGGATCATCTTCATCACAGTACTGACAACTACCATCATCTACATCAGCTTTAGGATTATAATTAATTGCATTGGGATCTGTGCATCCAGGCGTAGGTTCTTGAACACCTCCTCCTTCTACGACTTGTACACCAAGTGAGACGAAGTCAAATGTTTGGGGAGAGAATTCAACAGCTGTTGATGAATATTCAAATGGGGGCTCTAGACCAAGTTGATAAGATGTTTCACCTGCTCTTTGCCCTAATTGTATTTTAGATGTTGGGGCAAAAGTTTCATCCCATTGAAAACTGCTTAAGTTTACGTCTACAAGAGGCCTGTCTACACTTAATGGAGTTTGATTATCTAAATTAACAGTAAGTGTTAGAGGATGATTATTATCAGTATCAACGCTTGAATCGTCTGCTGTTACTTGTGTTCCTATCGAGTACGTATCATCGTTGATGGGAAATAAAATTGGATCTATTTCATGTCTCCCGGGTGTGTACTTTATTGCAAATATGTTTAAAGCATTTGCGTCTACATTCAAATTAGATGCATTTTCCCACTCTACTTTAGTGGGGAGGGAATTGCATCCACAATCTGCTAAAAACTCTAAAGTAGGAATTATGCTAGATGAAACAATATTACCTACTCCTGCATCATATTTAGCTTTAAATTGTAACTCTGTAACATTTGTAGTAACCTCACTTAGTCCTGGAGTTATTAATAAGTCCAGCTGATAGTTACTTGAAATTGAATCTTCTATAATAAGCTCACGTCCTCTTTTTAAATTTAAACATCCTCGTAGATATACAAATCTATTATCTGAAGAGGTGGCTCCGGGTCTCCATCTTAAGCCTTGAGTAACTATTCCTTTTGCTGCAGCATGGGATATATCAGTATAATAATTTGATTCTTGTAGGCTGTTCCAAAATGTCGAAAGAGCAGGATTTGTTGCTTGTAAAATTTGTAAAGTATAGGAATCGACGCCTACTGGTTCGTTTAAGTTACCATTAGTCCATTTTACAGAGTTTTTATCTAAACTTGGCAGGTCTAAAGAATCGCTTGGAAGAAGAGCCGTGTTAGGAGTTACATTATTTTTGACTGGTGTGTATACTGTAAGTATATTCGCTATTTGAGAACTTGATACATTAACTACCTGTACTTTGGTATTATCAGTACCTTCCGGAAATTGAGATTGAAACAAAGAAGTAGATAAACTAGCAACTGGTCCAGCTTGACCTGTAAGACTTCCAATAAATGCATCTTGCGCAGGTACGCCCCCCTCTAAGCCTGCAGTTCCCATTACTGAGCTATCCGTAAAATTATTACCAGCTTGAATTGTATTACAACTTATATTTTGAAAAGAATCTACATATATATGATAAGGAACAGCTGTAATATATTTAGGGTCCTCTCCTACATTATCTATAGCTAGCCCATTAACAGTTGATTGTGCAAAATCGCTACTACCATCCCTAGGAGTAAAGTTTGGATGTTGTGCTTTTTTAAATAAAGAGGCAGCTAAAGATGACTGATAAGTACTTTGAGCGCTATCAACTCCTGCTCCTAAATGATGTGGTCTAGATAAAAAGAAAGTATGTTGCCCAAATATAAAGTTACTTATTAAGTCTTGAGGAGACATTAAATTACACATCAATTGATTACCAGCTGAACTCTCATAGCCCGGAGGCAACCAAGCCCCCTGACTATATCCTCCTAAAGATTGATTGATGCTTTGTGCTTCAGCTCCTTCTAAAAGTTTAATAGCTATGTCACGTAACAAATTGTTCGCTGTGTCATACCCGCCATCTACAGCAGCAAACCCTGCACCCGAAAAATTTGTATTATTTTGTTTTTTTATTCCAAAAACAATACCATCCATTCGTCTAGAGGTATCAGTATTACTACGAACATTAGGACTATTTTTTAAATAAAACGCGTTTACTAGACTTTTACTAGGTACTCCATCAGAAGTATATTGACCTGCATATCCCCTAGCTCCTCCGTATAAAGTCCCGGCTAAACTTTTTTCTTTTATATTCAAAAGGTTAGGATTAAAAAGATCGCTGGGGTCAGACACTATTTGCCCAGTTGCAGTTATTGAAGGGCATACAGTATTAAAAAACTCTATACTTTTATAACCATCTCGGCCTGCAGTAGCTCCGAACTGAATTAAATTAGTGCTTATTGATTGTAAGCCGTCAAGAGTCTCGTTATATAAACTACCTCCTACAATTCCAGTAGAAGAATCATAGCTGTAATCAGTAGTAGAAGCGATTTGTCTAAATTCCCATAAAGCACTTCGTGTACCTATAGTATAATTATTCCCATCCTGTCCAGTAACTATTGTTGAGTTCCCAGCCCCGTATGGTAATATTTCATTATTAATATATATGGTTTGATAATAATCTCTAGTCTGAGGCGCTTCTATATTTCCCCACTTGGGATCTGTATAAGCTGCTGTATGAAATACAATAGGATCGCTACCTCCTGGATTATTGTTAATTCCTATACCACTTCTTAAGGGTACTCCTCCTCCTGATTGAAGTGGTGCACTTCCTGTTTCGTTGGAGGTAAATACTTGGTCAAAGTTTAAACTAATGTCTTCTAAACACTCACTATGTATAACTGGCTGTTTTACAGAGTGGTAATCTCCATCTTCAAATAGTACTTTAAATTCTATTTCTCGGGCTACATCATCTTGAAATGCTTCTTGATTATAAATAATGCTTATTATTTTATGCCCGTCCTCAAGATAGTTGTATCTGATTTTATCAATATATGTACTAATATTGCTTTCAGACAATAAGACAATATCTCCTGTATGGTAATTATGTATTTTAGAAGGCACAACACCCATAACTTCTTGAAAGAACCCTTCCTCGAAACGATACTTGTCCCCGTCATATGTTACGTCCTTTCCTCCGTTATGACTGTTAAGTATTTTAAATGGGCAAAATACACTAGTACTTGCAGCAGCATTATTGCTAGCAGCATTTATATCAGTTAATGTGGGTACTACCACATAATGTTTACCTCCTTTATTCATTTGTAGATGTTTAGCATCCGCACGCGCAGACCTCAGTACACAACTCTTTCGCTTTTCTCATTTTGTCAGCAGCCATTAGTGGGTTTACAAGTGTAAAAGCTTCATGCTTTGCAGATTGAAGTAGAAGATAAATAGTTTCAGCTCTCTTTAAATCTTCTACACATTTATTGCACTTACAAGTACAATTGATTGCATCATGCACTAGCTTAGCAATGCAACAATCGATTTCAGCGGTACCTATTGCGGCGTTTTTCTTAACGACCTTACCTTTAGAATCTCTAATTATTGTTTGTACAACTCCTCCACTTTGGAAAGGTACTGTCTTATGCAGTTTTCCTCCAATAGATATTTGCTTGAACATTTTAGTAGCACCTGTACTTAGGTTGGTAAGTTCAACAGTATATCTTTCTCGAGCACTTAAGTTAGATGCTCTTACTCGAAGTTTTGAATCGCTATATGTGGGTTTTGATGCCATGGTTAAAAGTATTAAAGGGGGTACCCAATTGTACCCCCAGTAATTTTATAGATTAGTTATTACCAAATAAACTGCTCGTCAACGTTTTCAACGAAGTTGAATACGTCAGCAAACTCGTTTGACGCGGTAGTACCTGGATCGGTACCCTCATTCGTGTAGTAGATAGTAGCAATATTAGTGCTACCTGCAGGAACAATACCTGCACCATTTGGCCAGTTAGGCGTTTCGTACTCGATAGTAATCTTATCGTAGTCATGCCCTGCAGTTACATAAGTATCAACAGCTTGTGGAAAGTACATACGATTAAAGTTACCTTGACCGTAGCGGCAACGAGCTTCATCATCAGCAACCTGCCAGTCATTACCAACACCTTTCACTTCTCCAGTAGTAGCTGCAACCACACCATCGTCATCTCTATCCAAGTTTGTTACAATCAAGTCAAAAGTAAAACCTGGGTGGAGTGAGGTGAAGACCATGTCATTACTAACATCTGCAACAGACACCATGTCTTTGAGGAGTGGGTGTGCTGCAACAGCATTAGTAGCGTTAGTTATGTTGGCTGCTGCATCAGCATCAGTGTGATCAGCAATCACAACAGTCATGTTTATTGCTTTGTGGTTAGTAGCATTAAACGCTCCCGTTGGGAATTGCTTAGTATAAATACCAGCAGCTGTAGTATTATAGAACGCTGTCTGATTGACAGGAACTGTTCGAATAATAAACTTAAACTGGTAAGAGTCAGCATTAACAGAGTTAGTAGTGTCGAAAGTTGCATCAACACAAGTTGCCTTATGACCAACCCATTCAACGTGTCCGTTGTAGTTGATGCGCTTAACTCTAGTTGCATCGATAATTGGTGATGCAATAATGTTTCCTGTTAAAGCACGTTGTGTAAGTTGAAAAGCACTTACTGTCCAGATTGGGGCTACAGTAGTAAGCAAGTCTTCGAGCGGGTCGTCAGCGGCACCACTGTCACTAGTGTCGACGTTAGTTCCAACACCTGCAAACTTCTTTTGATAAATTGCTGTCTTAGTGTATGCTGGAGTACCTGTACCCAGCGTAAAAATACCTACATCATCAGCACCATCAGCGCCAGCAAGACTACCAAACTGAGCTTGAGTGCCTTCTATAACTGTTAAGGCATTTGATATGAATACCTGATTTAAATTAGATCCCATGATTTTTTTTAATTTAAGGGATTAAACAAATTTATTCACTTTCTAGGACCTCCCCAGATTGTGATTGATATCTTGGAGACTCAATTGCCTCCAGGATGCTTTTAACTGCCATCTCTACGACTTCGTCGTGAGCATGTTCGGGCAGCTCGGAACCAATACCTCTGCTATAACTCATCAGGGCTGGTCTCCGTAAATATTTTATATAAATGTCCTGTGGTAGGAATTCACTAGTTGCATACAAATCTACAAAATTTTCTTGTATTGTATACAAAGGTGACGAACTTTTTGTCGAATTAAATGGGTCATCTAATAATGCATATAAGTCGTCATGTTGAGAGTACTTGCAAAGTGTCCTTTTAAGCTTAAGATTAGGTGTCTCTGTTATAATCTCAGGAGTTACATCTCTTAGTACTTCTTCAATTATAGAAGGACCTTGGTTAATGTTTACTTGAATTATTTCTTCTGTAACCGGGTGCTTCCAATTGAGTACTGCATAAGCTCCTACTGATTCAGTTGCACCATCTCCTCCTAGATCTAGTGATTGTACAAATTTTCTTTCTCTTTTTAGAAAAATCTCATTAGCATCTGCTACTGGAGAATCTGCTGTAATTGAAGCAGAAGTTAAATCTGAAAATCCATCATTAGGGGATAATGTTGGTACTACCTCTTCCCCGTAATTACCATTACGCAAAGAGTCTATAGTTAAACCTCCAGGGTTAGCTTTAACTGAAGTTAAGGCACCTTCGTCATTTGGGAGTAAAATGTCTACAAGTATGTAGCCTCTAACTGGGGCACTAATAGGAAGTCTTAGATAATAGTAATCTTTGTTTATCTCTTGAAAAGGCACAATAGGCTTTTTAACATTACATATCTCAAATACCTTAGCTCTTACATTTACAAGATGCATGTAGTCTGTAGGAAACTTTACCCTGTATACAAATACATCTCCTTTGCTAGAAGATGTATATACTGATCCCATAAAACTGGGCAGGTTGTGGTAGTAATCTTCAACGAGGTTACGTAGATCATCAAGCCTTTTTTGAGACTGTTCAAATCCTTTTCTTTTCTGATTACTCAGATTAGAGTAGCGTTGTTTAATGAATCTCCTTTGTGCAAGGTTTAATTCATGATCTATCTCTTCTGGTAAGAGATTGTCAACCTGGAAAGACCCAATTTTTTGGGTTCCCAAGTTGACAGCTATATGCATCTCTTCTATTGTCACTGTGCGTCTTTAAGTTGTGCTCTCATAGCATTCACTGCTCCTGAGTGCTTTTTATTTTTAAAGTAAACAATTGTATCTGTTATATTTTCTCCGATTGTTTCATCGCCAGAAATATACTGATTACCAATTTTACGAAGAACTGACTTCTCAACCATTTCTTCTATTTCTGCTCTGAGATCTAAATCTTTATCTAGTGCACGCTTTAAAAACTTAGCGGGATTCGCACTTTTAAATTCGTATAATTTATTCTCAATTTCGATGTTTGCAAGAGTATCAGGGTTAGTTCCTTTAACAAGGAGTCTAAGAAGTCTTTTCATCTTAGCGACGTCCGATGACACTTTGATGAATTCTTTATCAGCTTCTTTGCTAATCTTTACTTTTGCATTCTTTTTCAAAAGGTCTCTTTGTGGATCATAGATATAAAACTTTTTTTGTCCATCTTTATCCATTTCCTCTTTTGAAATAGCTACTTGTCTATGCTTTTGGCACCACTTGTAACTAACGTAGTCTAAGGCGTTGTGAGGGGTACCATCTTCATCTGTAGTGATGTCTAGTTCTTTACCCTCAAACGGTATTTTTAATGCCATACTTGCCCAAAAATCTTTTTCCAATCGTGGCCAAGATTCGTGTCCAGGAGGAACATCTAAAATACCTCCAAGCAATTTGTGAGCTTCCTCACCTTCAACTCCTTTTAATGGTTGTCTACCTACGTAGACTGAACCAATTTTAATCTTTGCCCCAGCTCTAATCTCTTTTGGTAGATGACCGAGGACTTCTTTACGTCTAATAATAACTTTTTTCATGTTCTTTTAAGTTTAGAAAGAATAACTAAGTTGTTCTTTAGTCAAAGAATAACTCAATTGTGTGGTTTTACAATAGTTGGTTGCAAGCAGGGGGACAGTTACCCATCCCCCCTATGCAAACCAAACACAAATTACGATGCAGTGCAAGTTAAATCAAGCGAAGTATCGAATCTGCGAAGCAGGATACCAGCTGTTTTCAACATGTGCACAGAAGCACCGTCTATATCTGAAGCTCGAGTGTCTGTCTCGCTGAACCCTTTAGGTACAACAGAACCAGCAACACACCAGCGAAGCATTTCACGACCCTTCTTATTAATCATCTGAAGGTTGTTTTCACCGTCATAAGTAGACTGATCAACAAATACCATACGGTATGATTCTAGTGGAAGACCTGTTTCAGGATGCTTATTAGAAGCCTGAGCAACAGGACCGTGATCAAATAATGGTGACTTAACTACATTCACTGTGTGACCATCAATGTGATCGTACGAAGTGAAGTAACCAGTGATACCAAGGCTACGACCGCTACCAGTAATGAACTTAGATTCAGATGTCTTCAAGTAAGAAGTAGTCTGAGTCATACTAGCTGAATTAGCACCTGTAGCGTAGTAGTTACGAAGAGCTTTATCGAACTCACGTGCTCCACCAATACCTGTGTATAGTGTTACCTGCTTGTCCGTAGCATCTGTCATACCGTAGAATAGATCACCAATGGTATCCTCAATCTTCTTCTGTGTAAGAGTAGAGTAAGAATCTTTGTTGATAATCTGCTCAAGAAGACCAGGTCCAGAAACAACTGGCTGTCCGTTCTCATCTAGCATAGTAGACTTGCCGTTAGCGTCGTGAGTTTTTTGTCCGTACCAGTAGTACATTTCACACTCTTCTTTAAACTTGAGCATGTGACGGTACTCCTCGTAATCCATCCAAAGTTTAGTAGAAGATCCCTCCTTCAATGGGAGAGTAAATTCAGCTACGTAATCTTTAGCGTTTCCTGAGAAGTGGTACGACTTACGTACAGTACCAATCTTAGAACGAACTAAACCTGGAGCACTCCAGTTAGAAGCATTTCCACGAGAGAAATCTACTCCAACGTTAGCGTATAATTGTCCCCAAAGTGCACCTGCAGCAACATCAGCAGAAGCTGCCCCTGCACTGTTATCCGGAGATACTAGTTGAAGAGTATATTCATACCCTCCTCCCGTAGCTACAGGGTCTGCCATAATACGAGCTAAAGTACCACTTGCTGATACTAGAGTGTATGGGAAAACAAACCATTTGTCTGGGAAGACAATTTTGAACATAGCACCTCCGGCGCCTGTTCCTACTGAAGAAATTACTGGTCGAACGTTTACTTCATGAGTCTTAACACGGTACTCATACTCAAATCGATTGATCGAGCGCGTGTTTCCAACCCCTTCCGTTAAGAAGGAAAGAGGAAATTTCTTTTCTTCACGTCCGGCCAAGTGCGTAATGATAGGAGAGAGCTCTTCGGGCTTCTCCATCAATGCGTTGACCAACGAGTTAGTGTCGGTCATCTGAGAGTCGTTATAGTACGACTTAAGTACTTGCATCAAAGCCATGATTGTATATATTTAAAAATTAATTGCTTGTTTAAAAAAGCGCGTTTATGTCCAGTGTATCTGGATCAAATGTTTTTTGTCTACGAGAAGCTTTACGGGCACTCTTTACTTGGGCTTCATTATTTTGTATACGTGATCTAAGATTTTCTACACTTTTGGTACGAGCTTTCGTATCAATAATGTCTCCTAAATTAAAACCACTGTACATTAAATAATCAATAGCAAGTTTGATATCCATGTTAGCTTCAGAGTAGTCTAAGTCTCTTTGAGTATTACCTTGTTCATCTACCGATGCAGATATGTAATCAAAGAACTCTTGTTTATCGTTATCAGGTATACGAATACCTGCAAATTCATTTCCATCTTCAATGGTGTTTGCAACTGCATCCCAAAATTCTTCTTGTTCTGCTTGAGTTTCTTGTTGCTGCATCATTTGTTGTTGGTACAACTGTTCTTTTTGCTCTTGTTGAGCAAGAGATAATTGTTCTTGTGCAGCTAGTGCTTTACCATATAATTTTCCAGACTCCTCATAATCATTGAGCATGTCTAGAACAAAATCTTCTTGGTGACCTTTAGCTTTAAAGTATTCCCCAAGCATAGCCCGTTGTAGTGTAATATCTTGTTCAGACATTTGTATGTTACCATAGTCTGATTGTGGACTGTTAGTAGCATAAAACTGTTCAGGATCTCCACCTGCCATTATATAGTCAAGGTGGCGTTGTACTTCTGGGAATTCTTCAAATAGACTTTGTAGTTGGTCTTCTGCTACTTCTTGAGACATGTCTCGTACAAAGTTTGTAAGTCCTTCTACAGTGTCATCATATTCAGTTTCTAATTCAAGTCCTAAAACTTCTGAAATTTGATCAGCTATTGGTAATTCATCTTCAACGGTTAAAGATTCATTATCTTGATCATTGTAGTCTTCGTCTACATTGTCTTCGTAATCTTCATCACCGCGATCGTCTCCAGGGTCTGAGGCTGTTGCCTCTTCTTCTAGTGTTTCAACTTCTTTTACGTCATCCGGCGTTGTTTCCTCAACGTCTTGAGGAGCCGTTTCCAGTCCATCTCCTAACATATCGTCGAAGGAGATTGCACTGATGTCTAATTTGTCATTTGGGTCTTGCATAGTACAAATTTATTAATTGTTTTGGTTTATATATATATAAAATTATTTTTTATATTCTCTATTACTATATTACACTCCTTATTTTTTGAGCCTTATGTCTAACACCTCCTCTCCGTAAATTATACTTACTAGAATTCTTTCTTCCCCCATACATTTTTTTAGAAGTAGATTTGCTTTGACGACTTTCAATGTCTTCATCTGAAATGTATTCTCTTGTTTCAGGATCAAAGTAGAAACGATCGTATACTTTAAAAGGGTTTCCTGCTTTATGCATCAAAGAAGACTGAATGTATGCTATTTCATTTTGACTTGCGCTTCCGTCTCCCCTACGATCTTTATTCTTGCCCCACGTATCAGCATAATGTTTTGGTGAAAAATCCCAAGCATCAGATATAGACATATAAGGTAATTGTAATTCGTCATCCCATGCTAAACCTTGTTTGTGATGCCCTAAATTAGCCCCTAACAAATCCGCAGCTAAATTTTTTCTAGTATCACGTTTCCAGTTTAAATCATCTTCTTTTTCGTTGTCACCGTATTCTGCTCCTGCCAAGTAACTAGTATCATCCCATCCCGCAGCAGTGTGTAATGTTTTTTTATTTTTGATAAAATTTTCCCAATCCATTCCTTTCTCTTCTAATATAAGATCAGTCATTTCTTTTAAAGAAGTGTCCCTATCAGTAGGGTTAAGATCCTCAATAATGTTATCTTTTAAAGAATATGACGGAAGAAATTCTAAATAATCAGAAGTAGGTTTATATCTAGATTTAGGTAATGTTCTTTTATCTTCGTCTTGGAAATAGATGTCTAATAGTTTATGAGGAGTTTGATGATTTGCCTCATACCCTTCCCTAAACGTACCAGTATAGTTTTGTGATGAAGAATTAATATTTTTTAATTGACTTGGTAGTCTCGTAGCACCACTGTTTTGACCAGCTATATTTTTAGCCTTATCTTTAATCATATCCCCAACAATAGGAACATCCATTAACCACGGATTTTTATAAACTGCATCTAATTTCCAATCTCCACTTGAAATATCTTTTATCTCAGGATTAAAATATTCTTCTTTTTTTTGGTCTTCAGATTTTATAACGTCTATTTTTTTGTCTGCTGTTTTTAGTACACTAGAAACACTAGGGATACTTACTTTAGTATTGTCTGATTTAGTAGTAGTACCTGTTACTAAATTTTGACCTATTGGGGAACCATATTTATCTACTGTTCCTCCCTTTTGCTTCTTATTTACAAAACCTCCTTTTTGATAACCTTTAGCTGGGGTTTCTATTACGTCTCCTCTGTATGGGCCTGTAGGTATATTACGAACTCCGGGAGGAACGCTTTTATGCGATTCTACAAGATGTCCTTGCTCATTATACTTATCAATATTTATAGGAACCTTCATCCCATTTGTGTTAAATGGAGTATTAGCAGGCACGTCTTTAAAAACTGCAGTTTTATTTAAATCCCCAGCTGCGTGGTAAGGTCTCAAGCCCTCTCGTTGTTCTTGGGGGCCAGTGAGAGTGACCGGTTGGTCTTTGGCTTGAGACGCTTCATGTTGTGATATAAGATCCACACCTTGGTTGTAGGCTTGGAACACGTCGAGTATAGATCCCTCCATTCCTGAAGATCTAAATCTATCTAATAACTGTCTACGTTCTTGATTGGTCATTCTCCGTCAGGTGTAAGATCTCCTTCTTTATCCAAAGCTTGTTGCTTAAGATTAAGTTCTCTTTCTTTTAACTCAAACTGTTGCTGCATCTTAGCCATATCTAAATTAAGCCTGTCTTCATTGTCTGATGCCTCAGCTTTAATAAGAGCAACTTCTATTTCAAGTTGTCTATCTTTTTCTTTATCAATAGCATTCTGCTGTATCTGCTGTTGCTGTATCTGAGCCTGCTGTGCAGCTTGTTCTTGCTGAGCTTGTTGTTGAGCTTCATCTAGTTCTTTCTGTGCCTTTTCTGCTCTCTTAATCTTATCTTTAATACCTGCATAGTTTTCGGTATCAAATAAGTCAAGTACTGCAGAGGCCGGTACCCCATTTTGAATCATAGACTGAGATAGAGCTTTAGCTTGTTCAAGTTTATCTTGATCTCTCCCAGAGTCAGATACAAATACACCATACTCACTCTCCATGTGCTCAAAAGAATCTAGCTCTAAAAACTGTGTATTTAAATCAGGCATTACGTACATCGCTTTTTTGCCTGTAATCCACGCTTCTTTAGAATAATCCAAAAGGCCTTGGAGGTCTCTTTGTTCAAATCTAGAGAATTTGCGGAAAATATCTTCAGTAATGTGCGATGATTGAACAATCGCTTGTTGTGACGTTGCTTTTCCTTCATAAGTTCCGATACTTCCTTGACGCTGTCTATTTACTCCTGAGATCTTCTCCCATTCTTGCATGATAGACTCTAGAAGTCCTAAGTACTGATCAATAGTTTTGATTGACATGTCTAATACAGACTGATGTTGTGGGGATAGTTGTATACCCTCTTTATTATAATCAACCCATGCAATACCGGTACCTTCTACAAAGTACATGAACTTATCCATGTCCCATTTTTTGGGTATCATATTAATGTCAAACTGTGCGATAATATCCTTAGACCTGGCAATCGCTAGTTCCATTCTATACTTAAATATATTGTAATTAAGTTGAAATGGGATACCTAGTGATACAAGTGATATGTTTTCAGCATTTACATCTGAGTACTTTCTTCCGTTAAGTGGGAGTTTACATGTAGATGGATTGTCTAATGATGTACGTTGATTAGCTACAGGAGACATACGAATATAAAATCTCCCATCAATCTTTGTTCCTTCCCATACTTCATTTACCCATTCATACTTAATCTTTGCTCCTCTTTCTTTCATATCAGCAGACATCCGATACCCTTCCTCTACTTGCAGCATCTCCATAGTACCGGTATTCTCGTCTATGTATTCTACAAATCCAATACGTTTCCTACCTTTCCAGTACACTGTTATACACTCAATGAGTCGGTTACGTGCAATGTTATCGTCAGAGCCTGTAGCTTCTGATCGATATAGCAGGTATGATTCTGTAGACTCATGCTTTGGGTTCTCTAACTCAAGCACTTGTTCAGGTGTTAAGAAGTCCCCAAAGGTATCTATAATGGTAGATGCGTGTGCAAACTTTCTAACGATAGACCAGTCCCCATCCTCTACAAACTCTATGTCTGGGTCTTTATCATAGTCTATATCTAATGGGTTAAGTATCTCGTAAAACGGTTCGTTACGTCTTACTCCTTTATGAGAGTATACTTCCCCTGTCACAAGGAAATGAAAAAATCCTTTTTGAAATTTATCGTACACCTCTTCTTGGTGCATGATATAGTTAATTGCTTTTTGTCCTGTAATAGCTCTGTTGTCTACATAGCTTCGGTCAAACTCTTCTTGAACCTGCTTTGGGAGAATAACTTCTTGCTCTTCCATATTAAAGTCAGGCTGCTTAGCAAGTTCATTCATATACATTTTCTCTACCTGTTGGAAGATAGCTTGTTTCTTAGCTTCTTCTTTCTGGGATACAGAGTCTGCGTTACTTACTGTAACTGTATAGTTCAGGGGACGTTTTGACTTCTCACCTAGTAGTAAATCAATAATAGGTTTAATTATAGGGTAGTTTCTAAGCTTCGAAGGGAAGTTAGATCTACTTTTACCATAGGGCTTTAGCACATATTTATAATCATCGTCATGTATGTTACCATTATAGTATTCATACAACGATTTAAGTCTGCTTCGTCGTTCTGACAACCCAAACTTTGATAGATTGATAAATGCGTCTACGCATTCCTCTCTCCACTTTTTTGTTTTCTGCGTTAGTGGTATACGCTGTTTAGGTATTTGATGGGTCCCATACATCTGCTACAAAATTACTTATAAATTTGATTAAACCAATCGTCTGCTGATCTATCTGTTAAAATTTCTACCACCTCTCTATTATATAACTCTCGCGTATGGTACATCCCTACCATAAACGACATAACTCTATCAAAGTTGCCTTTGTGATTAAACTTGATTAACTCTTGTAGTAGCCCGGCATCATAGATTTTGTGCAGGTTTAAAGTTACATTCCCATCTTCATCTGTATGCCTAGGAGTAATTAACCAATCTCTTATATAAAGTTCTCCTTGGCGTTTTCTTTGCTCAGTCATGTGCATACCATACTGGCGTTTCACGTTCCTGGATCGTAATTCTTTTTTATCCAACATTTCAAACTCTTCCTGTAGCTTATGTAGCTTGCGATATCTTTTCGCATAAGCAATAAGCTCTCCACGGTCGTTCTCGAATCCAATTTTGGCGTTGTAGTGTTCAGCCAACATAAATAGATTCCGGTTGTATTCATCTTGTGTCTTAGGTCTTCCAACATAGCTAGCTACAATTATATCATCAGGTTTTGATAGGTTATTAGGTCGTTTGATTACATATGCAGACCCAAGAGATTCGTTTGAAACGGACTTGGATTGAGCGTATGGATCATGGCATACAATATACAAATTATGTGGCACTTCTCCCTCTTGTGTTGTATAAGGTGATTCATATATAACTATAGCACCTTCTATTTTGTCCCCTTTCCTATGTGGAAACTTGTATATAGGTGTTACATCTGCGGAAGGTCGGAAAGAACTCTTCCCATCTTTGTCGTAGTACATGATTCCGGCTGTTCCTTCGGAGTCAAGCCCATGAACCTTAATCTTGTTATACTGTTCTTTAAGAGAAGTAACATCGAAGAGATTTGCAGTGACTTGTAACGTCGCCTCCTGTGGAGTAAACGGGTGCTCCGCTGTATACTGGTCCAATGCTTTTGGATCATTTGCCCCTTTTTTCTTTTCCCTCTGTATTTCTTCATGTGCTTGTGCTTCTGCTTTTAAAGAATTACCATTATCATCTATAAAGCCATCTAAGTTTTGTTGTATTGGGACAAAGTACCCACATTGTGTACCCATTGCTCCTGGATCCCAAGTATTTTCAAAAGCTAGGCAATCATAGGAATCCGGATGATAAAAAAGTTCATCCATTCCTTCGAATCCTGAACCTTCTTCCCCACCTGTACCAAAAGCTACCATAGTGCCTAGAGTTTTTGAACCTTGACGCATTGTAGGCATAGCAACTTCCCATGCTTTAAGCAATCCCCCAAAAGAACCCGCTTCCTCAAAGAATATTAGATCACCAGCTTTACCACGGACCTTATCAGGGTTATCTTTAAGAGAAACACCCATTATTTGAGACTTCATCCCAAGTTCTACGTCTGCCCCGTTTACATTCTTTTTGTAACCGGCCATTTTAGACATTTCTCTATCTCGCAGCCGAGGCTGAGTCCAGGCAGTGTTGTCATCAATAAAACTTAAAAACTCCCAAGCCTTAGAAAGCAAACCGTCCCCAATTAAATATTCTTTTTGAGATGCAAAAACGTAGTTTTTACTATTACGTACGTGAAAATAGTTGCGGGCTAACATAGCTCCTGCTTTATATGAGAAACCTTTACGTCTAGCTTTAAGCACAACCATATGTTTATTTTCTCTACGAGCTTTGTCTATAGCGTGAAAGTATTCATGGTCTCCGTCGTAAAATGCCGGGAATGTTCTTTCTCTTCGTGCAATCTTTGTCCCGTCTTTTAGTATATCGTCTACTACTCTATCTATTGGGCAGAAGTTTAAATAGAAGTAGTGATACCCTGTTATATCTAAGTATCCTTCTAAGCATCTGTCTTTTTGTGTGTCCCAATACTCATAGAATTCTCTTGTGCCTGGGATAGCGTCAGTGTAGAAACCTTTCTCCAAGTAATGTAAAGCAGCCGGCAGGTATTTATCACTGTTCTTAAACATTAATTTGAGTACTTATTAGTAACTACCCCACCACGGTTAGGGTTATCTTTCTGTTCGTGCTTTTGTACTAGCTCTTCCAGTTCTTCCAGTCCGTTAATGACTTTGCTCATGTTTGATAGGTTAGCTATCAAGTCTTTAGCGTGATATATTGGCTTACCATTGTCATCAATCAGCTGTAAGTCTATTGTTCTGAAGTATTTTTCTAACTTTGTTACGGATGTACGTGCAGATTTAAGAAGTTTGACTGCAGAAGTTTCTGATAATTCTTTATACTTGTCAATTCCAGCTTTTACCTTTGGGGTAAATTTAATTTTTAAGTCTTGAGTAATTTTTTCAATTCGTTCTTCCTCATCGTAGACAATGTAAGGGGATCTATGGTCTGAGTAGAAATATACAGCACTGAGTTCCTGCCCTTTCAAACCTTTGAATTCGTTGATAGTCAGTGCATAGGTGCTTGGAATAACTACGTTGTTACTTACCGTTATCAGATTCCTCATTGCGTTGTAGATACTTAAGCCTGCCCGGCATTACGTGAAATTTGCCCAGATAGGGTAGTCGTACTGATTCAAACTTTCCTTCTTTCATAATCTTGTTTACGTATTTAAACTGTGAGTACACCACTTCCTCTACTTTTTGTATTGACAGGTTGTACTTATTTGCTAGTTTTTGTATTATCACTCTTTCCACTCTTGCCCTTTTTTAGTTTAACTGTTTTACCTCCTGCCCCAACTTTAATAGGGTCCCATCTTTTTTCTGGGCATGTAGTTGTAGCCCACTTTGCTTTATGTTCTACTACGCATCCACATTTACCACATCTCATAACCTCTCTTTTTAGAAAAGGACAAGAGCCACATGTCTTTAATCTTTCGTTGTACTGAGCCTCTGTTACATGAGGAGCTCCTTCTTTGGCGTATTCAATAACTTCTTTAGTGAAGTTCTTCATCATGTCCATCAATGACGGTGTCTTGTCGCTCATCTTCTAGGTGTTTAATTATTATACTTAGTAACTGTCCTTGAGAACTTTGTAAGATACTAACTGCCCAAGGATACTCTATGTACTGGCTGTTTACTATTTCATGTAAGGATTTCAATGATTACGCTTTTGTCTTTTTTAAGAAGTTTTGATATAATGTACCCATTTTTACTTTTAACTATTGCTCCTTTATCTTTAAGTCGCTTGACATAGTTGTTTAAAGTGTTTGGGTCTGCAATTCCTACATTGTCTGCTACTTTCTTTTTACTGTCTGCTGAACAGATGTTAGTTGTTTCTGACAGGTCAATGAACTTTGATAATATTAATAGCTCTTTGTCAGTCAACTCTAATATACCATTAAATACTTGTAGATATTTAAAGGTAGTATCCGTTTTGATTTGTATTTTTCTACTCATCTCTGATTACTATTTTAACTTTCCCATCGTCGAGGTTTATTCTAGACTTGGTAGATTGTCTGTTAAACTCGTCTACGTATTCTTTAATGTGTTCTCTTGTGCACAAGAATGATAGAAATACTTCTATCTCTCTAGCGGCTCTCTTAAGGTTATCGTTTTTGCTTTGTGCTATTTCTTTTGCACCTCTAAGCTGGTCAAAGAGAGTAATAGGTATTGTTACTGTCCCATCCATTACTTAGGAATAACCCCACAAACAGAAAACTCATTGACCATCACGCACTCTGTGCTATCGATAGTGACAATGAGTCCTTCAGTATTGGGGTGTACCATAACGGTATCATCAGTCTTTACCATCAGGCATTCTGGTCCGGCAGCGAGTACCTTAAGAATGTTTGACTGCAAAGATTTCTTAGCTGAGTCCGGGAGAATAATACCTGCATCAGTTTCGTCCTTCTTTACTAAAGGTAGAACAATCCAATCACGGGTAGGGAGAAAGTTTAATTTTGCCATAATGTTTGATTTACGACAAATATATAAAACTTTATCTTATATAAGCAAATAGTTTACAATTTTATTTCATAATTGTAAAGTCGGTGTACTTGATCGTTACGTCCTCTTGTCCTTCGTCTAGTACTGCAGCAATTTTTGGGTACACATTAAAGTAAGCTTCTGTACTGTTACCTATAAATCCATTAGTCTTAACATTGTTGTTTACTTGCGAGTTACCCAGTAGTAAACATCCTGCAGTGTGTTCGTCAGTATTGCCACAATGGATGAGTATATATTTAAAGTTAGGCACATCAAGTACGTGAAGCATGCCTTTGTGTATGTCGGCAAACCTTTTAGAGTATTTGGTGTGATGTCCACCCACAGTCCTAAGACCGATGCAATACTCTCCTTCAGGTATACAAGTTTCTCCCCATACTTTTTCTTCTCTACTTTCATCTTCTAATGTGTAGCATAAAAATTTTCGTTCACCATTTGATATATCAAAGAGAATACCATTAGTAGAATCTATTCCGTAATTAAATCTTAGGACTTCTAATTTCATAGTTGTATCGTAATAAAGTTACAAAAGGATATAACTCACCCCCTTGGTTTTCAGTCAAACGTTGGATTTCCACTCGCCGTGTTTAGCCTACGTGGGGGCATTTCTATCAGCCTATAGCCTTGTCCCACCCGAGTTTTATACCAACGCACTTTTTGAAACTACCGGGGACGACTTTCACTGACTATGTTGACAGCTACTTTAACCCGATGTCTAGTCCTATTATGATTACCTAAAGGACGGTCACTAAAGTGGTTTCGATGCAAATATAATAAAATATACTTTATCTTCCTTGCCCTCGATACTTTTTTTTGTAGTGCTTAGAAGTTTTGTTGTTTGAGTTTTTAGTTTTTGCGTGCACTCCAGGACGTGAAGCATCGTTTGCTACGTAAAGTTGGTGATTTGTTTTTTTCATAATGCAAATATATAAAAATTTTTT